ATATATACGAAGATGCGAAGTTAAATGTGTATATCGAATACGAAGGTGTAGACGATAAAGGAAAAGAAATAGCAATTAAAGCTAAAGGAAGAACGTATGCTGAAGCGGCTGGGAAGATGCTATGTAAATTGGATAGATATGGATTGAAGTTTAGTAATGAAAACAACCGCCGTACTGAAGGAGCGTAGGTTTGCGATGGTTCATGGAATGCGACAAATATTTGGTGTAGGCTCTGGATTACGGCGGAACTATATTAAGTAAAGGAGAATAACATGAATTCAGTAAAGATATTATTTGTATTTGAAAACGGGGAAGAGATTACATTGACATTTGAAGAAGCAAGAAAGCTATACCAAGAGTTAAATGAATTGTTTAAGGTGCGAGAAATATATGTTCCATATTATCCATGTAATTACCCGCATTACCCATTATATCCTATTGTTACATATCGTTATGTATAATAGGTTTAGGATTTAGGCGATTAATATATAACTAAAGGATGACTTTATGTTAGTATATAAAATACAGTGCAAGAATGGCAAAATATTATTCAATAATCACAGCATACAAAATACAGCCGACTTATTGCGGTATATTGCCAAACGATATGAAGTTGATATAGAATATGCTTTCACAACTGACGAAGGTGAAGGGTATTACTACGTTATAAAAAACGACATAAAGGGACAAATTATAATTAAATTTAAAGAATATGGATTTTATTCTAAAAACAAAATGAAGCGTGTAATTGCAAAAGATGCTAAGCGAATAACTAAATTTATGGATAAATTTTACGAACGCTACAATGATTCTGACTTTGTGTACGATTTAGTTATAAAATAGAAGAGGTAATATATGGACATTTATCCTGTAAGACAACCGCTCATAACAAGTGATTTTGGTGTAGAACGGACTCTGCCTGATGGTAGAGTTAACGTACACGATGGCATTGATTTCATATCACTAAAAGGTGACCGAACAGTGTTCTCATTAACGCAGGGATTTATAGCGTTTGATTTCGATGATTACTGTCATGCAAAAAGGTATGAGAAGCCTAATACAGGTGGGAATATGGTTATTATCACGTCTATTATAAATAACAGAACCTACCATATACGGTATCTTCATCTCGTGAAAAACAATGTCGTAAAAGGGCAATTGATACCTTCTGGAATACCAATCGGTGTGTATGGCGATGTTGGCTATAGCTTTGGTGCTCACGTACACATAGATGTATATGATGGATTGTGGAGACACAAAATCAACCCGTATGAACTATTCCCATTACTAAAGGAGATAAAGAAAGCATGAGACTATCATTAGTTCCGTACTTCGGTGGCAAGCAGTTTATGGTAAACAAACTCTTGGCGATACTGCCTGAGCATGAGCGGTATATAGAACCATTTGGTGGTGCTGCTGCACTGCTTCTCAATAAGCCACCAAGATATGATGTGTATAACGATGTTAACAGCAATATTGTTACACTATTCAGAGTCATGAGAGACAAAGAAAAGTTTGATGAGCTTAAACGATTGCTGTATCTTACGCCGTTCTCTCGTGAAGAAAATGGAGAATATAAGAAAGACTTAAGAAATGGTACAATAGATTCAGATGTTGAAAGGGCATACAAATGGTATTATGTAACAAGAACTTCATTTTCAGGTAAACATGATGGCGGATTTTCTGTAGATTTAGGGCTCACAAGCAGGAGAACATTGATGTCATACCTTAATGGTATAGACAAGCTGGATTATATAGCAGAGAGGATGAGAAATGTTGTCATTGAGCATAAGGACTTTAGAGAGATATTCGATATATATATAAGCGCATGGGACGATAAAAGCGTCTGTTATTGTGACCCACCGTATGTTCCTGAGACAAGAAGGGATGGAGGATATGAATGCGAAATGTCGTTAGATGACCATGCTGACTTGGTAGAGATGTTAATTAGGTATGAGAATACAGTTAAGTTTATACTCTCAGGATACGCAAATAAATTGTATGAGAAACTTGAAGAAAGAGGATGGCGAAGGATAGACTTCGACGCAGTCTGTCATGCAGCTGGTAGAACAAGGACATCTAAAATGAGAGGAGCTGGTGGGCAGAGTAAGCACCAGAAGCGTGTAGAGTCCGTATGGATTAACTACGACTCTGTGGCTATAGATAAATTGTTTTAAAAGGGAGGAACACTATGAGAACAAAAGGTACAAGCAAACGCTTTATTAAGGATAAGAATGGCTTTATTCTGAAGGTGCGGTGTTCATATTGCGGCGAGTATAAAGATGTCAAAGAGTTTGGCAGGCACAAGACAGGGGACATGGACGAACAGGAATTCAGAGGGTACTGCGTCCCGTGCCTACGAAAATATAGTAATGTAAAACGTAATGCAGACTACGAGGAATCAATGAAATACATTAAACAGATAAAATCAGAAATGAAACAGATTGCCGACGAAGCATACGTTTATTGCTTAATAGACCCACGAAAAAGAGAGGCTCGAATATAAATTTTTTTTGAAAAATACTTGACGTATATACGTATTCGCCGTATATTGTATATAGATATTGTTAAGGAGGTGATTGAATGGATACTAAAAAACTCGATAAGCTCACAATATGGATGGATAAGCGAATTAAGAGAGCTTTGAGAGTCGTATGCAGCTATAGGAACGTGTCGCTCACTAATGTATTCAAATATTTAGCTGCATACTACATTTTAAACGATGGCGTGTTGCCAAAGTTTGACATGAACAAGGCTACTGAGAAGATTATCAAGTATAACCGTGTAGCCGAACTCAAGATTAAGGATGAATTAGAAGGAGGTCTGGATGAAAAAGAACAAGAACTTGCCACAGAAGACTCAGCCGAAGAATAAGACTCAAGTCCAAGAGATTGATTTAACATCCATTAGCAAGCTCATACTGAAAGGCGATTTATCTGGGCTTTCAGAGAAGGAGAAGGTTGAGTACTATGGTGCATTGTGCAAGAGCTTAAATCTGAACCCTATGCTGAAGCCGTTTGACTACATTACTTTTGTCCGTGATGGGAAGCAGTTCGAAATGCTGTATGCAACAAAGTCCTGTGCTGAGCAGTTACGGAAGATATACGGGATATCAGTTATTGAAACGACACGCACTATAACCGATGAGTATGTAGTGTATGATGTCAAAGTGCAGGATAGTACTGGAAGGACTGATACTGGCACAGGTGTTGTATCATTAGTAGCAACCAGAAAGGATGGGACTAAGTACAAGCTAACAGGCACAGCGTATGCGGATGCGATTATGAAAGCTGAAACAAAGGCTAAACGCAGGGCTACGCTGAGTATTAGCGGGCTTGGCATGCTGGATGAGACTGAGTTAGATTTTGTGTATAAGAACAATGAGCTTGAAGATAAGCCATCACCAGCTATTGAGGCAAAGAATGACGTTATGCGAAGGCAGGTAATGATTGACAAATTTAAACAGCTGCCACAAGAAATACGCAAAAAATTTGCAGACAAGAAGCTGTTTATGGATGATGCGTTAGAGTTCTGTGAAAAGCATGGATGGGATGTATCAACTATTACAGTAGCATTGGAGGTTGACGATGTTAAAGAAGAAGACAATCCATTTTAGTGAAGAGACTCATAAATATTTAGATGAGAGTGGGAATGCTATACCTTCGGTGTCAATTATTATAGGGACTGGGAAGCATTTTTCTCACATACCACCTGATAGGCAGGCAGATATAATGGCAAGGGGCTCTAAACTCCATCAGGATGTAGACTATTTTATATCAACAGGTGATACATTAGGGCTTCCTTTGCTTGAAAAGTTTGCGAAGAAGTTCACCGAACTAACAAACGATTTCGGTAAAGTAGTCGCTAATGAAAAGCCTATGGCTGCTGAGTATATGGGATATGCATTTGCAGGCAAGCCTGATATAGTATGCGAAGGTGGGATAATAGAAGTAAAGAGCAGTCTTGGCTCATCAGAGAGAATCTATGGAATACAGTTAGGCGGATATGGAATGTTATGTGAAGCGAACGAAGTAATTGATGCAAAGGCTACACAGAACTATGCAATAATTTACAAGCATAATGATGACTGGGAATATAGGATACTCAGCAAAGAGTATGGCGGTGTGACACAAAGGGAGGCGTTTATTGCAAGCCTTTTAAAGCACTATGCTGACAAAGTATTGAATCTATATAACAACTATTTTTAAGGAGGGTATATGATAATAGGTGCAGGTTGGCGAAAAAAGGATAAGAACGGTAAACAGTATTTATCTGTAGTCGTGAACATACCATTGCTTGGTGAATTAAGTTTACTGGTATACGTCAATGAGAACAAGAAAGGTGATACCTCACCAGACTATACGGTGAACTGGTTACCGCCTACACGGCAGAAAGGTGAAGTTGTCGCCGATGACGACAATGAAGACATTCCATTCTAACAACAAAAAGGAGGTCTTATGGAAGCTAAAAAAGGATTTAATCAAGTCATAAAGTTTAAGCCACAGTACATTAAGAGTGTTGAAGACGTACAAAAAGCGGCAGACTTTTTGAAACGGCTGAAAGAATTTAAGGAAGCCGTAAGGACTATGGCTCAAAATGAGAAGGAAGAGTTGTTAGAAAAGATAGCAGCAATCGACAAAAAGTATGGCGAAATATTAGAAAAGATTGACGAGGCTGAAGGTGAAGTACGTGGCAAGGTAACACATTATGCTGATAGTGTAATAGACTCAGGCGAATTGTTAGAGAAAAGGATTCAGGGCGAGGTTGCGACTATAACTTTTGTTGCCAACAAGGACGTAGAAGTAATTGATTTTGATGAGCTTATTAAAGCTGTTGCCAACAGTGAATATCCCACCACACTATTGCAGCCAAGAGTTAATGAGATTAAGAAGTATGCAAAAGCTACAGGGAAGAACGTCAAAGGCTGCAATATTAGAGATACCGTATACTTTAGGGTTCTCTAAAAAAAGAAGCCTACCAGAACGGTAGGCAAGCTGCAGAAGGAGTGGTATATCAGTACCACTCCTATCTTAAAATGTCAAGAGAAATTATGAATAAAGTGTATAATTATCTTGTATCAAAAGGACATAACCCAGTAGAAGTAAACCGTCCATCTGGACGGTTTTATAAGATACCGTGTCCTGTGTGTGGCGAGAAAGACTTTGTAGTCAATGTGGACACTGGAAGTTATAACTGTTTTCATTTAAAGAAATGCGGGATAAAGGGTTCGTTTAGAGACTTAAAACATTTGTATGGAGATTATGATATTATGAGAGCGATAATGCCAACGTATGCAGATTTGTCTAATGTCACGGTAGACAAGCCTGATGGAACAGTCGGAGAATTTCTTAAGTCAAGAGGCTTTGTCCCTGAGGTGTATAGGAAATTTAAGGATGTACTTGGTAGGAAAGAAAACGCTATATGCTTTCTGTATAAGTACAAAGGGAAGTTGTATAGTATCAAATATAGGGATATGAAAGAAAAGAAGTTCTGGAAAGAAAAGAATACGGCTCCGTTATTATACAATATGGACATGTGTGAAGGTCTTGAGGACATTATTATTGTTGAGGGAGAGCTGGACGTTATAGCAGCCAAACACTATGGTATCAATGCAGTAAGCATACCGAATGGAGCGCAAGATGCAAGTTGGCTGGAATACAACTGGGACTATATACAGAAATATAAGAGAGTAATCTTCTGTTATGATAATGATGAAGCAGGGCAAGCAAACATCTATAGCCTTGCGAAACGTATAGGGCTGGCTAAATGTATTAATGTTATGCTACCGTACAAGGATATGAATGAGTGCCTGTTACAAGGTGTTCCGCAGGAAGACATATACAAATGCTTTATGCAGGGAGAAGAATTTGGCAATAAGTATGTGAAGTCTTGTGACAACTATGTAGACAAAGTTATAACAGTAGTAAGAGATAAGAATAAATCAAAAGGAATACCAACTGCTTTTAATGAGCTTAATAGTATTCTTGGTGGCTGGAGGGCTGGTGAAGTAACTGTATGGACAGGGATTAACCACGCAGGGAAGACAACAGTATTATTACAGCAGGCTTTAGACCTGTGTCATAAGCACGAGAGAGTTCTCATAGGTTCATTTGAAATGCAGCCTGAGCGATACCTTAAGTGGCTGGTACAGATGGAGAAAGGGGAAACGGAAGATGAATATGAAATACGAGAAGTGCTATACAAACTAAGTGATTACCTATTCTGCATTGATAGAGTCGGAAGCATAAAGGCTAAAGAATTATATGATACTATAGAATATGCCACAAGAAGGTATGACGTGAAGCACGTCATCATCGATAGCCTTATGCGTATACAATACAAGACTCAGGACACGTACAAAGAACAATCGGAGATGATGGTAGAATTATGTAGGCTTGCTCAAGAATTTGATATACATATACACTTGGTAGCCCACCCAAGAAAAGGTGATAGCGATGTGGAAGAGCCTGATAAAGTAGATATAGCGGGAACGGCAGACATTACCAATAACGCACACAATGTAATAGTTGTATACCGTGTAGATACAGAAAGCAAAAAGGATTTAAAAAAGCTAAAAGTAGAAGGTATTTGCAATACCATACTAATAGTTAAGAAGAACAGAGAGATGGGGAAACTGGGAAGGTGTTCTTTAGTATTTGATGAGACTAAAAAAATTTTTTCAGATGCTTACTAAAATATATTGACAAAAAATTGAAACTATATTACATTGTAATAAGGAGGTCAGAATGAAAGAGATTTTTTTAGTACGTGAAGGGAAGGCGTTAGTATCAGCGTTTCCTGATGACATGGATATAATCTCTAAGTTTAAGGAAGGGGAGATTATACGTGCCACATTAAAGAAGTCTCACTCACCGAAACAGCACCGTGCCGTGTTTGCATTAGCAACAACAGTACTGGAGAATGCACCTGAAGACGATAGCTTTTTAGGTAAGTGGGGCATGCTGTACAAGAATAGCCCTGAGAAGACAAAGTATAACTTTGTCAAGATGTGTGAGGTTCAGCTGGGCTATTTCGATACCATCATTAAGCCTGATGGGACACTGGTTATACCGATGTCGCTGAAGTATGATGAGATGGATTCTATAGACTTCAAGATGTTCTTTAATGCATACTTGCAGCTATGTGCGAAGCTGTTAGGCGTTGAAGCAGATGATTTGCTATCAAACTATACGGAGTAAAGCTATGTGGAGAACAAAGTATAACTGGTATGACATCTTCCATGCTTACACGCTATGGGGGTTAGTAAGCCTTGTTGCTCTGATGTCTGAAGACTTAAGGATAGCAGGTATCGCAGGGTTTATAACTATTGCTTTCTTACTATACAGAAAGATGCTCAAGGCAAAGGACATACATGATATTACCGAACAGTATGTCAAGCACATAGCGTATGATAAGGTAGTGAAAGTAGACTTACGAAGGATTAAGCAGGAGCAGATGATAGAAGATGAGCATGGACTATAACACAAGACAAAAGGTATTCAAGAGAGCGTTCTGGATGTGTGAGTATCCTGATTGCAATAAGCCTGCAACTGAAATAGCTCACAGGATAGCGAACACTCAGGAGAACCATAAGCTGGTAAAGCGGATACTGCTTGAGAAATACGGCATAGACGTTCCGCTACGGACTGTACGACATGCTGTCATAGATAATCCCTATAATCTTGCTGCGAGCTGTAGGGAGCATAATGATTATTTTAATTGTGGCTACAATATGAATGACGTATACACTATTATAGAGCAATGTAAGGAGGTCTTATGACGATTGACGAAGCAATGCAGTATAAATTCAATCACAGTGATGAAAGCATAATAGGTGCTTGCGGACTTGACAAGATGATGGTGGATAACATCAACGCATTGGTGTATTTTGTTCTTACCACAGAGTTCCTGTCACATGAAAGGGATGGTGTAACGCCTTCACAGGCATACGAAAAACTGCTAAAGATGTTCATAGGTAATCAGGTACTTGGCGAGACATTCGTAAGATGGTTAATGACATGTGGGTTCTTATACCTGATGGACATGTATGAAAAGTTCACTAAGATTAAATTGGCTAACGACGACTATTATATGGGAACTGATATACAATAAGGAGGATGCATGAAGAAAATATTTATATTTGTCGTTTCTATAACACTGACGTTCTTCTTGGGTTTCTTTATCGGATGGCTTTCAAAAATGCCGAAGGACAATATTGTTGTCAAAGAGGTCAAGGTCAAGGATACCGTGTACATTAAAGTTCCTGTAACAATGCAGGAATATAAAGAGTGCTACGAAAGCAAAATCAATATTCAGGCAAGAGCAGAAGGCGACATACTGCACATCAGGGCTTATGATAGTTGTAAGTCTGCAGACGCAACCATCCACATTACTGCCAAACGGAACATCCAGGAATATTTAGGAATGTTTACAGGCGGTGTTGTGATTGGGATACTACTAATACTATTAGTATAAGGGGGAACAATGGAAACAGCAAGAGAGGAACGCATAAAACAATACAACAAAGACTATTATGTACAGAACAAAAAGTACATACGGCGGAGAAGAATCTTAAGCAGCATGTTGTATCCTTTAGCATACATAGGCTATAGGGCTTTAAAGAACAAGCATGGCGAGGTGACATTTGACATCGTAAGCAAGTATGTACAGTGTTCACGAATATCAGTAGATAAGGCGATACAGTTTTTTGAGGAGCAGGAAAAGACGGAAGATATAAACTTATAAGGAGGTTAAGATGGGACTAACGGTTGAGCAAATAGAGTACGCTATCCAGCACTATAGGAACAAAGGGTTAGTTGGCAAGGTAGCTCATTTAGGGCAAAACATATATTACCTGCCTACGCCAATAGAAGATAATGAGCCTATATTGATTAGCAGTGGCGTGTTGTCTTTCTATGAGGCAAGAGACTTTAGAATATACTTATTGGCAGACGGCGTACTACAGACATCGGTTATGCAGAAGGGAACAGTACTGATAGATGCGTATAAAATATGTGATGTTGCCGATAACAGGTTTGTCCTTGTCATTGGGGACAGAAGGCTGTACATATACGATGTTATTAATGGCAGTGTATTGCTCAGCAGAGACTTCAAAGATGATGTTACTGATGCATGTTTCCATGACTATGAAGGGCTTGAATACTATGTGATACATGGTGGAGTATTTGAGATAGCGGGGAAGCGGATACCAAAAGAGCGGTATAGCGTGGTGATGCAAGACAAGCTCATAAAGATAGGCATGGGAACTATCTATGAGCACGGCATAGCTATTGGTGGGACATATTTTGATATTGGGCGAACTGCAAAGAAGACTATACAATACATGGCAGGTGATGACGAGCTTGCATATCATGGTACGATAGCTCTTATTGATGGTGACTTATACGGATTTTATGCTGTTGGTGATGACTGTGGCATAAGCTATTTCCCCCACCAGAAGTATATGGTAGACATTATGTATGCGTTTGATGCAGGTGCATACATAGCGTTATCAGATGACGATGAGTTGCACTTACTTGAATTACGTGCAGACAGAGGTGTATATGAAGAAATCAATGTCGATTGATGAATACTATAGGCTGTTTAAGAAGTATACAGATGGGAGTGATAAGTTAACGATTGACATTAGAGTTACAAGAGAAGTTGCTAAGATGCTTACTGATATGGCTTTCAAGGCTGGCATGAAACGTCAAGAGTTTGTAAGCAAGGCGTTGGTAACTCTCTGTATTCTGTATGACTTTGACCACTTAGTAATTCCAGAGTTGAAGGTAGAGGTAGATTACGATGCGGAGTAAAATAGCGAATGTTAAAAAAAATGCGATGATACTTCAGGTTCTTGATATGATAGTACAGGGGATCAAGAAGCCTGAGATAATCCAGAGGATACGTGATGAGTATAAGTATACTAACCGTTCAGCACAAGACTTGTATAATGAGACCATACGGTACATTGACTCAGTATCAGTAGCCAACGCTCAGGAATACAAGACAATCCTGTTAGAGCGCCTTGAACAGCAGTATCGGGATTCGTATGCGATAGAGGACATAGCCAAGAGGATACAGACGCAGAAGACTATTGTTGATTCTATGGCTAAGTTAGCGGGTGTAATGTCACAGTCTGTCCAGATGATAAATATATTTGAACATTTTCCTGACGATGATGAGGCTGGGAAGAGGAGAGTAAATGCTGTTCACAGTCTGACTCGAGGGGGTTCATTATACAACTTAGAACAACCCGTGAGAAGGATAGAGAACATCCCCAAAGACTCTGAGTAAGAGACTTCCATTGTAGACTACCAGAAGCCCAGAGAACATGGGCTTCTTTTTTTCTATTCTGGTAGTCAATTCATAATAACATAATAATATAGAAAAAAGATAAAGATTACTAAACAATAGTTAAGTAAAATTTTTTTTCTTCCTTTATATATACGAAAAAAACTATTGAAAAAAAATAAAAAATATCATAAAAAAAAATTGACATTATAGAAATATATTATTATATTGTAATTAATACCATAGAATAATTATTTTATGGTAAACATTAAACTAAAAGAACGGAGGTCTTGCAATGGCAACAGCAAAGTGTAAAGGCAACAGCAGGGAAGTTCACAGCGTTGATGACATCATCGAATTTGCCCGTGAGAACGGGTACAGCCAATTTGTTGTTTTACAGGATGGGAACAAGGTATCACCAAGCAACATCAATTTTGGCAACGGAGAAATTCAGATACTTCCTTATGACAAATGGGCAAGCGTAGTAGTTGATTTTAAGTATTTAAGAGTAACAGTCCCAGATGGAAGTAGAGTTGAGATTAAGAGCGCTGATGAAGTTGCTATCGGAGCGATGGAAAAAGTTATGCAAGAATGTTCCGATGAAGCCGATTACGAAGAAGATGAACCAGATACATCTGAAGCTTACGAAGAAGATGAACCAGATACAACAGGCTGGTTGTAAAACAGAAGCCGCCGCAAGGCGGCTTTCTTTTTTTTATTCTAACCAAAAGGAGACAACTATGGGCATGAGAAGAACAATAATTGATGGGAAGATGTATCTGAAAACAGGGGTTGTACCAACTTACAGGTTCAAAGAGGGAAGTTACTCTGAAACACAGATAGTTGCTGAGCCAACAGGAGAAAAGAAGCGTGAATACATAGAGTTCACGCACTGTTGTTTGGTTAAGGTTAGCGAAGGCGACATAATTGTCAATGCTTCACTGGCGAACAACATAATTAAAGTATGCATAACTAAGATAGCAGAACCTGAGCCAACGATGGTACACGATACAGCGACTTGGGTTGGTACAGTATTGTTTGAAGGTACGCTTGAACAGTATGAACGCAAACGTTCGTTACAGCAGTATGAGAACGCAATCTCATTTGCAGTTGGTAATTTATATTCGATAACAGGAGGGTTCTATGTTGAATAATATGGAACTGGAAACACTTGCACAGAAGCTTGTAAGCAGACAATTTAGCCTTGAGGAGCTAAGAGATAGGCTTCTGAGTGGAAAGATTAGAGTTGGGAATAATGTATACCAACTCTACATTAGTGGGACAACGGTAAGTTATGAAAAGGATGACATCTTCTTGTACCTAAGGAAGATTGAAGAATACGTTGTAAGTGAGTTGCAAAAGTCAAATGTAGTTGGTAATAATCACACAATTATCAGGCACAACTGGAAGATACCACGAAACGTTCGGTTCTCTCAATGGTATATGATTGTCTCAACAATTTGGCAACCTAAATACATTATCATCGACAACATAGAGTACAAGCTCAAGACTGAGTTGCCAAGAGTTCCTGTGGATGTATGGTGTACGTATAAATACAACCACATAGCACAAAGATTATATGTCAAGCCGTATATAACAATTAAGACAAGTACTGGGGATCGCTTCATCCATTATCATTCATTGAGCGAAAAAGACTGTTCGCCTGAAGTTATTTTACAAGGCAGGGAAGCCGTTCAAGACGATGCGATAGAAGTGGAAACGCAACGAATAATAGCTTCTATGAAAGTAATAAACAACGACTCACTTGGGAGGTCAGAACCTGAAGGACTCCCTACTGTGAGCGAACTGCAATACCACAGGAATAGCAAAGAAGAGGAGGTAAAGGCAACATGGGTGATATAAAGTATGAGAACATTATGATTGTTGGCTGTGGCAATGGAAGCTGGGCTGCATTGGTAGCTCAATTCTATTGTAACAAGTTGCATCTGGTAGACTACGACATAATCGAGGAACGCAACTTGGATAGGCTTCCATTCGCCAACAATGAAGTCGGGCAGGAAAAAGTTTTCGCACTGGAACGCCTGATAAGAAGGTGTAAAGTATATGTGTACACAAGACCGTTCAGCGGAGACTTGATAGAAGGATTGGCTGACCTTGTCGTAATCGATGCAACAGACAACTTGGAGTCTCAAAAAATGATATACAAGGTATGCCAAGATAAAGGCATTTACTACATAAGAATTGGTGCATACAAGCACCGATATACAATAACCAGCGTTGTTGAAGACATCTGGGATACTACTAACGATGACTCAGGAAGATGTACAGAAGAACAAATCCAGTATGTCTCAACAGTGGTCGCCCAGATGGGAACGTTAGCCAAGATATTGGATAGCAGGAACAACTTAGGATATAGATTTTTAATTACTGAGGACACATTCCAAAGAGCAAGGGAGGTATTTCATGCGTTGTAAAGCATATCACAAACAAGATGAAGTATGGGGGGTAACTAAAAAGGAATACGTAAGTTGTTCCCTGACTGGTGATGTTCACGTAGTAATCTCAGAGAACGCTCACAAGAAGATACGCTATCTTCTGAGAGAGTTCCCTGACTTAGAATGGGCTTGTGACCTGTTAGGCGACATAGAACCCAACCGCATAATAATAAAGGACATTCACATCTTCGAACAGGAAGTATCACACGCAGCGGTGGAACGTATCGGCGAGCCACACAAGGACGCTATCGGCGTGCTTCATAGCCACAACACAATGGGCTCGTTCTTCTCTCGTACGGATATAGAAACAGCTGACAACTGGAAAATATCAGGTGTTGTGAATAACAAAGAAGAATACCAGTTCATTGTAGAAGTCAATACGCCATGTGGGAAGCCAACACAGGTGAAGGCTAAGGTTATCATATCAAACACTGTAATACCAGTGGATACTTCTCCCATAAAGGAGAAGCAGTACAAAGGTTTATATGAATACTATAACGGAGGGTTGTATGGAGATAGTGAAAGCTTTTGACAACTACGGTAACGAGATAGAAGATTACTATCGTATAATAGGGAAGTTCCCTAAGGGGTTGGCGTTGTATCTCAGGCTCATAGATGGACTAAATGAAGACAGAGCCAACAGGTATGCCAGAAAAGCCTTCGGACAACTGGAATGGAAGAGCAGGCTGGAAGAAGCTGCTGAGTACTTAGAGAAGTACGATGGCAAGACAGATGTTGATGTAATCAACACGATGCTTCCACCGCTCACAGTTCACCTTGCAGATAGCATGTTAGTTCTTGAAGTCAAAGTAAAGGAGAACAACTAACAATGAGACTTCGTAAGCGAGGTACGATGCTATACTTAGAACTACCATCTTCAGATTTTTACGAAGAGCACTTCTGGGTCAATTTCAACTCCAACCCATTTGAACACTATGTGTATACAAAGTACAATGAAGAAAAGGAAGAAAAGCTGGTAAGCTACGAAGGGGCTTACCAGCTCTGTTGTTCGCACAACGGTGAAGAGTATATACTCGAAGACTTTTATCCATTTGGGAACAGGAAGTTTATGTTGGTTATATTTAAAAGCGAGAAAGAACGCAAGCTATATCTTGTATTTGACATTAGAAGTAGCTTTCTTTATGCTTTCTGGTACGATGGGAAGTTCTATGTTGAAGAAGGACTCTATTACGCCTTTGTGCGAAAAATTAGAAGGCAGATTAGGTACTGGCGCAAAGAAGAGAACAGTGTTAGAAATATTGACTATGAACTACACAGAGCCTTTAAGTTCTACATAAAGGAGGCATACTAAATGGATACAACAATTAAGATAGGCAGAGTTCACTATGGCATATTTGATGGGAACTTCTTTACAAGGAAGCCCAGTGAGTACTACGACGTGACGGTTACCGATAGGCACGTTCTCAGACTCCCAACAGCAGAACTAAGCAACGTGTTTATCGAGAAGCCAGATGGCGTCAAAGAGTATATCTTCTACAACATTGTCGTCCCATACAGGAAAAGACAAGCATAAATATATGAGCCAACCTTAGTGTTGGCTCTTCTTTTATCCTCAAAAAACAACTAAAAACAACATAATTATTACAAAAAATCATTGACAAATCTAAGGAACTATGATACAGGTTGCACTATAAACCTTCCGAAAAACAGAAAAACAAGCCCTGTAAAACTGACGGAACGCCGTAGATAGCCGTTGTTGTATCTGTGTGTATCCACTAATACCTATGAACATATAAGATATATAATCTTGTATCCACCAACAACTCAATAATGAATCAACATTCATTTTTCATAAGAACATTGCATTTTGCAATGGTTGAGAAGATGACTGGACGGTTTTTCGTTCACAGTCTGTAAGAGCGAATAGAAGCGTTCTTGGGCGATTATAAGCGATTATCGCTAAATATGGTATTCACTTAATAAGTACTTACGATTACTCTTTACTTATATACATAATAGAATAAAGTACTTATATGATTAATCTTTACTTATATAATAGAATAAAGTACTCACTTAATACATAAGTACAATAATTGATTGACTATATTACTTAATAGTATAAATACTTAATAAGTTATAACAAAATCAAATAATATATTGCAATATAACAAAAATCCTGTTTTTGTAAAGTACTTGAAAAATTGAATTTTTTTTAAAAAAAAATAAAAAAAAGATTGACTATTTATTATATTGTTCTATCTTAGTTATTACTACGTTATTTATAGCGTAGAATATTAAGTAAAGGGAGCATGTTATGAAAATTGAAAAGATTACCAACAACGTTTTAAGGTTGTCAGAAAAGATTTCTGACAATGAATTTAACGTTCAGTTTAGTACGGCAGACGGCGTGACAATCGCTGACATTGTGGTTAACCACACAGAAAAATTGTTTTCCATTAGTTTAAACGTAGACGCTTTAAAATATTCCAGTACTTTGGCAATGATTGCCAACTTTGTTGGTGTCAATAGTGTATTTTTAAGAAACGATAATGTAACCGTAACTAATTGTTATGGTTATAAGATTGCAATTAAGCACAAAAAATACAATTAAAAAGCGAGGAAAATTATGGTAACTATAAAACAATCTAACGGAAAACTAATGTTTAAAAATTATGCAGATTATAATATCATTAGCACTTCGGACTTGTTATATCGGATGTCCGCATGTGTAGGCATAGACTGCACATACGACGTTGACAAAAAAGTTGTTACACTTTCCAAAAACAACTTTTCTAAAAAATATGCGCTGATAATCCAAGTATACTGTTATCCAGAAACAAAACGCAATATTGCTAATGATATAAAATATTGCAATAGTATTATCAATGAATTTATTGCATCATTGAAAAAAACAGAGTACGAAATAGATATTACTCAGGATATCGAGCAACTAAAAGCACAGATAGAATAATCCTGCCAAAAAACCTACCAAAAACCCTTCCAAAATACCAGCTACTCCAGCTGGTATTTTTTTTTGTTTTCTGGTACGGATCGTCCCTGTTTTTATACCATCGCAGGCACGGCAGCAATAACCCCCTTCCCCCTGTCAAAAAATTTTTAGATTTTCCGCTCTTCAAAAAATGTGTCAAAAAAATTTTCCAAAATATCTTTTTTAGATTAATCACTGTCAAAAAAATTGTAGAAATTGAATATTTTAGGAGCACATCGTGAAACATCTTCACAGTCTGGGTTGGTAATAAGGTAATATATATGATTAGTATGGTATAGTAGTGTAAGGAAGGAGTAAAATGTATCGGCGAAGGATGGGATTTTGTACGGATTACGCCAGATTCACGGATTTGCCACACACTATAATCATCTCTCGTTGTCTTGTTCCGTTTAGTTTTAATTTTTAAACGGTTTACTTCTCTTAATAGCGTAGAGATGAATAAGTTATAGTTCACTATATAACGGATAAATGTTAATTTGTCAAGTAAAATTTTAAAGATAAAAAACATTTTTCTTAAAATCATTATTATCTCCTTTTACGCTAAAAGCTTTTCTTTTTTCTTTTCTTCTTGTTCTTTATATTCTTGTTCAATATAGCTAAAATATTTTATACTGTTAACTATATTATTATATTCTTGTTCTTGTGCATATTTTACTCCAGTAAATAGGGGTTTTGGTGCATATTTTACGCCAGTCAGTGCATAATTTACGCCAACCGATGCATTGTTTATTCCAGTAATTTCAGCGCTTTCTCCAATTCGCTCGAAAGTAGGCGTACCAAAGAAACAGTATCCTCGATATGTTCGAAAGGGCACAATGCGTATTACCCCCACTTTACACAGAGAATCGATTGCTTTATACGCTGCCCTTCGAGATATACCGCAGAGTTCTGCGACGGTAGATGGTGATGGATAACTGAAATCCATGTTGTAGTTTTTATATGAGAGCAGTGTTATGAATACGCCATGCTCCAATAATGAACAGCGATTCATTTTTACAAAGTATTCACGCTTATCCATGATAAAGTTATTGTGTGGTTTACATCTAAAGCGGAACGCAATGAGAGTGAATGTGCGCTTAGGTGCGTAGATAATAAGATTCTTTTTGTACAAAGACTTTAAATATTTTGCTAAAGTCTTCCTTGTGATGCCATAGCGCTCTTCTAATTCACGTAATGAAACGGTTACCGAGCGCTTATATAGCGGTGCTTCCCATAAAAGAATACGGATGATACCGAGCTCATAAGCATCACACTCTTTTACAATTTCTTTTGGTATTGCTACAAATTTTTTTAAATTTATAGTTGACATTTTCATGCCTCCGTATTATATTAGATTAGTAACCCATAAGAATGGTTTATGGTTGACATTTAAATCTCCGTATTAGTGCCCCCTTTAGCGGGGCACACTTGTTAAGATACTGACGATTATTGATTTCGTCAATGACTTTTTAGTGACAAATTATGGAATTATCAGCCGTTAAGACCTCCTTTTTAATTACCACTCTGCCCATGCAATATGGGCATTTTTTTTGTTTTTTTTCTTGACAAAAAATAAATATATGTTAGCATAAACTATATGGGCAAGATGTTCACATTTGAACCACAAGAAGGTGCTCATTATCGCTACGATTATGAGAAGGTATGCTTTGACCTTAATAAAACCTATGAAGATAAAGACTGGGCTAAAGCATGCGCTATCGTACGCAAATACTGCCTTGAAGACCTGTTTTTCTTAATGTACTTTGTCGGCGGTATTGAGGAAGTAAACCATCCGTTCATGGTGGAACGCATCAATGATTTCATGGACAACCCTACAAAAACATTAAACCTATGGTTTCGTCTTGGCTATAAATCATCAATCGTAACCGTATACGGTACAATTCAGGAAGCTCTCACAAGGAACGTGTCAGCAGCTATATTCTCCCATACAAGAGATATCGCAAAATCATTCCTGCGCAGAATTAAAGTAATCCTTGAGACGAATGGACTTCTGCGCTCTGCATTCTATGATAAAATACCTGAGAACCCACTTACAACAAAAGGTCTCACGTGGGATATGGACGTCTATCTTCAACTAAAGGATGGTATGAAACTTGGCTCAACTATTGCAGCTTACGGACTCGTTGATAGTCTGCCTACTGGTATACATCCTAATCTTATTGTGTATGATGATATTTCTGAGCTCAAGTCTGTTTCAACAGCAGACCAGAGAGAAAAGCTCGAAACAGCATTCAAACACTCATTCGGACTCCACGACAAACACGCACGATTCAGAATAGTCGGAACTCGTTACCATCACGCAGACCTATATGGCAAGCTTATAGAAAGCGGAAACTATAAAGTGTTCTGCTATCCTGCGACACATAATGGTGAGTTCCCATACAAGCCTGAATCAGCTACCGATAACATACCCCCGATGGGTGATGGAGTTTCAGTCTATTACTCTCAAGAGTATCTGTGGGAAAAATTTAAAGAAATGGGAAGAGATGTCTTTTCCACACAGATGCTTATGAATCCTACCAAAGCAAGTGAACGCACCTTTGATATAGACTGGATTAAGTACTACGAAGAATCACCGCAAACAAGGAATTATATATTTGTAGACCCAGCTTCCTCAGCAAAAAAAGACAGCTCGTATACCGTTATGTGGGTTGTTGGCGTAGGAAGCAGAGGATATTTTTACATCAGGGATTGTGTCCGTGATAGGCTAAACCTTGCAGAAAGAAAAGACAAGCTGTTTGGACTGGTTGAGAAGTGGAATGTCCGAAAAGTATACTATGAGAAATACTCAATGCAGGCAGACATTGAGTATATGCAGGAAAAAATGAGAGAAGAAGGGCTTTATTTTACGATAATACCTGTAGGCGGGACACACCTATCTAAGGACGAGCGTATCTTAGCATTACAGCCGTTATTCATGGAAGGCAGGATTTTGTTTCCAAAGTCTATTGCGTATGTGGGTAATAAGGGGAAGAAGAGAAATTTAGTCGAAGAGTTTATCAAAGATGAGTATTTAGACTTTCCACTATGCGCTACTAAAGATATGCTCGACTGCCTTGCACGTATTAGAGATAAGGATGTGAAGATATTTTTTGCAAGAGGTGATGAGAAAACACCGACAATTGATAAGCCGAATCCGTTAAAACGTACAGACTATTCATCGTATAACTGGATGGTACAATAATGACAGATGAAAAAATAAAAGAAGTCGTAGAAGCATGGAACAATGGCATTGAACAGCTTGCGTCATTTCGCTCAGAAATGCGTGCAGATATTGAAATGGCATGGGGAGACCAGTGGTATTTCGTAGATTCCGTGAGGAAGACTACAAGACCATACCTGAGTATAAATATTATCAATGGCAGAATACGCAGAAGAAGCGGTTTTATCAGGCAAAACATGCCTGAGGCTCGTGTTGTGTCACTATCATCCTATGGCGATGAGTTCTGCGACGTTATGCAGCAGGCTCTAAAATACATATATTCAGAAAAAGACAACTATATTAACAGAATGTCAGCAATCGATGATGCTTTGGCGGCTGGTATAGGCTGGTTGTACGTCTATATGGACTATAACGATGACATTATAAACGGCGATGTAAAGATTTTAAAGGTTTCTCCGTTTGATATAGTGTTCGACCCGTATATATCAAGCCCAGATTTCAGTGACATGCGGTATCTTGTGCATAGAAGCTACATGCATAAGAAAGACTTAATTGAAATGTATCCACAGTATAAGGATGATATAGAGATACTAAACGGGGAATCAGAGTCAGAGTTCGAAAATGAAGTCGCAAGAACCTATATTTCCAAAGAAGACATGATAAATGTTTTTGATTACTGGTATACAAAACACGAATACGAAGAGTGGTATGTCAATTTAACTACAGGTGAGTACGGAAAATATGACGATTCACTGCTTCCTATGGAAGGTGAAATAAAACTTGTACGCAAGAAGAAGCCGAAGGTATATTTACGTCGATGCATTAGCGACCGTATAGTGGTATATGACAAAATTTCACCATTCCACGAATCAAGGTTCCCGTATATTCCCATTGTATGCTATGCAAATTTCACTCATCCAAACTGGGAACACCGAATAAAAGGCATAGCAAGAACATTAAAAGACTTGCAGTTAGAGAAGAATAAGCGCCGTTCATCAATCACGAGAAACGTATTAAACAAGTTCCTGCGTGGCTATATGAAGCTGCGTGATGAAACAGCCGACTTACAGGCATATTTAAATAGCGATATGGAAGTTCTTGAGGTAGATAGCCTTGACTCTATAAAAGAAATAGACCCACCGAAGATTCCAGAAGCACTCATGATTCTGGAAAAGGAAATAGACAACGATTTAAATGTTGTCGATACAAACCTTGAAATGCTTGATAACGCAACTACGTATCAGGCTGTTGGTGCGCTACAGCTAAAGCTGAGAGAGAATCTGATTGGCGACCAAGAAATTTATGATAACGTCAATTATGCAATGCACAAGGTTAGCTCATACATTGTTGAGATGGTAAACACATTATGGACGGTGGAAAAGTTTAAGAAAATAGTCGGCTATAATATGCCGTACAGAGAAGAGCTCAAGGCTTTAGAAGAGCAGGCTTCGCAGGTGAACCAGATTCTGTCTCAATCTTTGTCTGGAGAAGACCAGTCTGCAGTATTGCGGCAAGGCGATGAAATCATGAAACAGGTCTCTATTCTTCAGACAAAGATTGAGAGGTTCTGGCATGACTTTGAGCGCATGAGAAGAGAGCTACAGTTTGTCGTTAAATTTGGCGAAGGCGTAGAAGAAACGCCTACCTATAAGCTTGCATACTTAAATACTTTTACATCACTCAAACATCAGGGTCAGAATGTTCCTGATGAGGTGTATATAGAATTTCTTGACATACCGAAGAGGATTAAGGATAAATGGCTACAGAGCATACAGAACCAGTATCAGGCTCAGCAGCAGATTATGCAGATGCAGCAGCAGCATGAGCTCGATATAGAACGTCTCAGAGGGCAGATTAAGATGGTAATTCAGGAAATGGCTAACGAAGGGAAACTTGAATTTGAAAAACTCAAACAGAAGGATGTATACGAATACGATATTACGAAGAGAAATATCGAGGTAGGGAATGCCAATACCAAAAACGACTGATGTCGGAAAAATCATAGAGTTCCTGAATAAGGAAAAACCAAATATGCCACGTAAGCAAAAGATTGCCATTGCTTTGCAAATAAAACGTGATGTCTTAAAAAAACGAAGAAGGAGTAACAAAAATGGGCGAAAATGAAATTTTAGAAGAAGGCTTAATGCCTGAAGAGACTGAGGTCGCCACTCAGCAAGAAGCGGGCTCTAAAGACGAGTTAAATTTGGAGGATTTACTTCCTGCGGAAGCCGCACAGGAAAAGGGTAAGACTCCAGAAACCGTGCCGTACAAAGCCTTGAAGGAAGAACGCAGCAAAAGGCAAATGTACGAGAAACGGTTTAATGACTTAATGGCTATGCACCAAGAGGTGCTACAGGAGCTCAGGACGCTTCGGCAGCCACGACAAGAGGCTACTGCTGAGAATGGATTTGAGATTGAGGATGACTCTGTCATAACAGGAGCAGAGCTTAAGAAGATATTACAGATGGAGCGAGAACGTCTCTTAGGGGAGACGAAACGGCAGACTTCAACTCAGGCATTGCTCACTGCGAAAAAGCAGTATGAGGACTTCGATGAAGTTGTGAAATACGCTGACGACTTGATAGCCAGGTATCCAGAGCTAAAAGGCATAGAAGAGTTTATACTCACAAAGCCAGATGCACCTTTTATAGCATACGCATTAGGTCAACTACATCCTGACTATCAGAGGAAACGGGCTCAGAAGAACTCTCTTGCTGAGAGAATCCAGAATAACATGGAAGCTCCACAGCCTGCGAGGAAATCAGCCGTAGAACCCTCTGATTTGTATGAGAGGATCAAGAACCTTGACCCACTCTCAGAAGAATTTGCTAAATTGGATAAGAAAATCCAAGACTACATGCGTAGAAAATATGGAGGGTAAAACATGAACAAATCTTCAAATTATGGTTTTTACGAAACTTCGGTGCATCAGGCGTATTATGACAAGAAGTTATTGTCACGCTTGCTGCCTAACCTTGTGTATACTGAGTTTGGCGAAGAAAGAGACCTGCCTAAAAATCAGACTGACTATATCGCATTTCGAAGGATAGAGTCTCTTGCAGCGACCACTACTCCGTTAACTGAAGGCAGTAATCCTACACCTGTTGACATGGATGATACAATTATCCGTGCTCAGATTAAAGAGCTCGGCTCATATACCGAAGTATCATCGCTGTTAACACTGGTAGACTATGACCCAGTTGTGGCACGGTATTCTGAGGTATTTGGCGAACATGCTGCTAATTCAATTGATCAGTATACGAGAGACATATTAGTTGCTGGTACGTACTTTATTCGTATTCAGGCTTCTGGTACGCTATCAACCTCAGGTGCAAGAACTACAGTTGCGCATTCTATCAGAAAATTAGCTTTAGACGCAGCGATAGTGCAGCTTGAAAGCTACAACGTGCCTAAGTTTGAAGCCATTGTCAACGCAACTACAGGTGTTGGCACAACTCCAGTACCTGAGTCATATGTATGTATTGTCCATCCGCATGTGAAGAAAGACATTCTTGAATTAGGCTCATCGAACGGGATAATACCTGCATACAAGTATTCAAACACATCGAAGCTCCTTAAGGGAGAGTTCGCAGCGTATGAAGGCGGTATTCGGTTTGTAGCAACGACTAATGGTAAGATATGGACTGGTGCTGGTGCAACTGGAACAACTACCTATAGAAATGACGGAACTGCCTATGACGTATATGGATGCTTGGTTATTGGAAAAGGTTTTTATGCAAAAACCAGACTTGATGGCGGTGCAAGAATCATTGTAAAAACACCTAAAGAAATAGGTGGAGCTTTGGAACGCTACGGAACTGTAGGATGGGAAGCCAACTATCAGGCTGTCATCTTGAATGAGTACTGTGGCGTAAGAATTGAGTGTTGTGCAAAGTTATAAAATTAATTAGGTGGGGAGAAATCCCCACCTAACCTTAACAGGAGGAGTTATGGATAAAAAAGTAAGAGTCGTAATACGAAGAGCAAACCATCAGGGCGAGATGTATGATAATGATAGCCGTCCAATAGGCTTCGGATATCAGGGGAAGTCGTTTAGTCTTATGGAAGGCTCTGAAGTGTGTCTTGACAAAGATGCTATTTATTGTTTTACCGATGCCGTGATTGAGCATACCGAAGTTATTAAGGACAGGAATACTGGAATTTCAACGACAAAGGTAACAAAGATACCAAGATTTATCATTGATTACAAGGGATTTTATGTGTGCTCAAATAAATGTAACAATGGCATAAAGGAATGTGTAGGAATACCGATTAGCAATGATGAGTTCTGGGATGATAGCAAAGATATGGAAGAACGATTAGGCATGAAGGCTGGCATTTTAACTGATAATAAACAGGGAAGACCGAGAAAGAACGAAAAGGTAGAAGATATTAAGGAAATTGCACAAAACGAAATCGATGAGGATGTACTATTATGACATTCGGCGAAATATATACCAGAGTGATGTGGTTAGTGTATGGCGATACTAACTATCCACAATCGACACAAACACACATGAGCAACATAAACTATGGGATAATATCAGAAGCACATAGGAAGGTGCAGAATGACTTTAACTACTGGTTTATGGAACGTGTGTATATGAAAGAGCTTGAAGCTGGGAAGGTTGCTTTTGACCTTCCTTCAGCATTTAAGCAGGATGTGTATATACGGATAATAGAGTACAACGATGTTTCAGAGACCACTGGCGGAGATGCTACTGTATTGAGTAATGGCAATGTTGCTACCGTAGCGTTTGAATGCGATGCTTGGGAATACATTATCAAAGTTGGGGATAGATGGTATTGGATTGTAAACGGGAGCGATACGCAAATTGAAGTATTACCAGCAGAAGAATCAACTGGTTCGTATGACATCCGTAAAGTTACTGGTATATATACAATCCAAAAGGACAAATGGTTTAAAGCCATAGATTTAGCGTATTTTGTCAAAGATGGGAAATTATATTTAACAAGGGCATTAAGCAGAGATGCGGTAATAGAGTTAGTGTATTACACAACCTATACGCCGTATGAGCCGTTTAATTCGTATGAGGACGCTATTACAACCAATGCAGCTGATGCGATTATATATATGGCTGTTGAGTTAGAAGAGAGAAGAAGGAGAGAATTCCAAGCTGCTACCTATTACAGGAAGTTAGCCGATGCAGAATTGCTGAGACTTAAAAAAGAGCATAACAGCAAGTCATTAGCTCATTTGAGAATACCACTACAGGAGTAATGAGATGGCATATTCACATACATTAGCATGGGATGCAGCAAATCCGCTTGACACTGAGAATAGCGGGCTTGGTGCAAGCCGAATCCGTGACTTTAAGGACATGATACAGGATAGGATGCAGGTAGGGCATATCTGGGGAAATAGC